GACTATCAAGTCCCTGAATACCGAGATGAAGTTAACCGCTTCATAAACGGGGAAGCTATCCGAGTCTATCTTGACATAATCGGAATGGAGAAACCCGACTACTTGGAAGCCCTTGCGGAGGGGCAGATAAACTACCGAATCACCCGATAGGCTAGGTGGGGATACATATTAAACAACATCTATATTTACTCCCTTGAAATATGCTACAATGCAGATATGGAAAAGAAACCAACGGGCAGACCGTCGAGTTACAATTCTAAGTACGACCTTATCGCCTACCAGCTCACCTTGCTGGGGGCGACCGATAAACAATTAGCCGAAGCCTTTAGTGTCACCGAACAGACAATCAATAATTGGAAGGTTGATAGCGACGGAAATGACACTAGCTTTTTTGAGTCCATAAAAAAAGGTAAGATTGCTGCCGACGGGGAAATCGCTCATTCTCTATACCAGAGAGCCATAGGAGCGATAATCAAGAAGGAGCAGGCTTTTAAGCTCAAGAGGGTTTATTGGGAGGACGGGAACCGGTGCGAAGAGGAAGTTATCGAGACCGTTATAATTGAGGAACAAGTCCCTCCCGACACCGGAGCAATCGCATTTTGGCTCAAGAACAGACAGCCTGCACTTTGGAGAGACAAGCCAGAATCCGTTGCCCTAGACAGCGAACCGCTAATCGAAGCGATCAGGCAGGTGCTTGGCAAATGAAACTCCTGCAATTCAACGACAAAGTAAACGACTCAATTTTTAAAACGGAAACTTTTAACGTTTGGGAGGGGAGTGTCCGTTCATCTAAAACGATAGCTTCACTTCTTGCTTTTGCCATCTACACACAGGAGTCCCCCGACTCGACCTTTCTCATGACCGGTTCGACTATGGGAAGTGTGAGTAGAAACTGTATCAACGGGGACTACGGGTTTATGGCTCTCACAGGGGCGACACAACACACCGACACCGACGGGAGTAAATATCTTGCTTACAAGGGCAAGGTGATTTACTACGCAGGGGCGGATAATGTATCGAGCTACCGCAAGATTCGAGGATTGACGATAGGCGGTTGGTACGCAGATGAAATCAACCTCCACCACAAAGACTTCATTGTCGAAGCTATGAACAGAAGTTTAGCCAGTCGGGACAGACGTATGTTTTGGACCCTCAACCCCGAAGCACCGGCTCACTGGATATACAGGGACTACATAGACCGGTGGGCGAACGAAGAGGTAGACGGATACAGGTATCATCACTTCACGTTAGACGACAACCCTGCTATTACCGAAGAGCGGAAAGCGGAAATCGCACAGCAATATTCAGGAGTGTTTTACCAGCGGTATATTTTGGGCTTACGGGTTATGGCAACCGGTCTAATCTACTCCGAGTTTATGAGCCGAGATGACCTCGCTTTCGACTTCTCCGACTGGGGGGAATATACCGAGATGTTCGTGGCGTGCGACTACGGTATCCAAAACGCTATGGTGTATTTGCTGTTCGGCTGGAACACTCGAACGCTTAGGTGGGAGGTTGTTAAAGAGTGGCGACACAGCGGAAGGGAGACGGAAGTGCAGTACACCGACGCAGAGTATTACTCAAGGCTAGTTGAGTTTATCGGGGACCGCCCTGTTAGAGATATTATCATAGACCCTTCCGCTTCCTCCTTTATTGCGGTTATCAGAAAGAGCAAGCGGTACAGAGCAATCTTGGCGGACAATCGGGTTGTTGCAGGAATCGGCTACACTGCTTCCCTGTTCCATATAGGCAAGCTCGCAATTTGCCGAGACTGCGAGGGGTTGATTGAGGAGCTAGGGGGCTACGTTTGGGACGAGAAGAAGGCACAGCGAACGGGGGAAGAGTATCCTTTGGCGGTTGCCGACCATGGCCCTGACGCTTTAAGGTATGGGTGTTTCACGCATATCAGACGATATGAAAAGAGATACGGAATCATGATAGGTAAGGAGGCGTCCTAATGGGTTGGTTCTCCAATTTTAAGGAAAGATTAAGGGGGTGGGTAATGTCGATTTTACCGGTCCAAGATATTTTTAAACAGATGGGGGTGGAGCCTCAAGTGTCGGCTTCCATGCCCTCGCTAATCGAGAGATGGCGGAACGCATATCAAGGGGTCCCTTCGTACTTGAAGGAGGACGATAAGACTATCGGTTTCCCGACTACGATATGTTGGGACTTAGCCAAGAAGTCTATTGGGGAGCTAGAAGTTGTCCCCACCCTCCCAGGCGGAGTAGACGAGGAGACGCAAGCGGTCCTAGACGAAACGCTAACCCCTTTCATTCGGGGACAGGTTGAGTACGCCTTGGCTCTAGGGGGGGTTGTAGCTCGCCCTTGGTACGACGGGAACAAAGTGCAGGTTGGGTGGTACACCGCCGATATGGTTCTGCCTACTGTTTGGGACGGGAAGCGTTTAACAGGCGTGGTGCTGATTGACCGCATAGTCCAGAAAGAGCAGAAGCGGAAGGTCCACATCACAAAGCTAGAGTCAATCCAGCCCGTCGACGAGGGGTGGGTAATCGAGACCAAGTTATACAAGAGCAACGAGGAAGCCAAGTTGGGTATGAATATCCCGATCACCTCGGTTCCCCAATGGGCTGAAATAGACCCCTTTGTCCTAATCAAAAGCGACACCTGCCCGTTCGTTTACATGGCGACCCCTTGGGCGAACAATCAGGACTTCAACTCTCCGCAGGGGACCTCCATCTTCCGAGACGCTATGGGGGTGATTGAAGAGCTAGACCGAGTCTACACCAGCCTATGCTGGGAAATCGAAGCAGGTAAAACAAAGATATTCATAGACGACTCAATGGTGATGGTCGACCCTAAAACGGGGCGAGACAAAATGGACCAGCTCGAGCGGAAGCTATTCCGCAAAGTATCTTCAACCGAAGGGAAAGACTTGCTAGAACCCCACAGTCCAATTCTGCGAGTGGAGCAATTAAACGGGGCATTAAAGACACAGCTCTCAATTGCGTGTATGGCTTGCCACTTAGACGCAGGGGCTTACGTCTACGATCAAGCGAGTAATGCAATAACAGCGACCGAGGTTAGAAGCAAACAGCAACAGACCTACGGGACAATCGTTGACATACAGGATCAGATGATTGAGCCTTTTATTAGAGCGTTTGTCGACACCGTTCGGGCTTTGCAGGACTTGTACGACCTTGAGAGGGTGATACCCAAAGAGGTAGAACTCGGGATAGACTTCGGGGACTCTGTCTTAACCGACGAGGAGACCGACAGGAGCAACGCCCAAGCAGAAGTCACCACAGGCTTGAGAAGCAAACAATCTTACCTGATGGAGTATCGAGGAATGACGGAAGAGCAGGCTCTCCAAGAGATTGAACGTATCAAAGCCGAGACTCCCGTCTTTACCGGCTTCTTTGACGCAGGAGCCTAAAAATGTTAAGTGACGCTGTACTGTTCCGCCTTGAGACCGAGATTAACAGGGTCTACGCAGAGGTTGAAGCCGAGCTTGTATCTCGCATAGCTCGGGAGCTTTCCAAGGGAGCCACAGCGACAATCTCTCCGGTATCTTGGAGGGTGGAGAAGCTAAGGCAAATGGGCAGGCTGGAAGGACAGCTCGCCCAAGTGTTAAGGGAGAACTCAAAACGGATACAGCCGGAACTGGAGGACTCAATTATTCGGGCTATGCTCGGAGCAGGCAAAGAGGACGACTCGGTCCTAAAGCAAATCGGTGCAATCAAAGCACAGATAGAAGCAGGCACGTTCGTTGAGGTGGGAAAGAGCGAAGCCTTTGAGAAATTAACTAAGGCAGCACTCGCCAATGCAAGGACCGCACTGAACCTCACCAACACCAGAGCCTTGCAAGCGTCAAGCGAGATATGGACCTCGGCGGTCAACTCGGCTTACCTAAAAACCCTGACCGGAAGCCTACCTTTAGACGAAGCGGTCAAGCGGTCGGTGAGAGAGATGGCAAAACGGGGCTCTTATGTGACCTATGTTTCAGCGAAGGGGAGAGTCACAAGAACAAGCCTAGAAGTTGCGGTGCGACGAGACGTTGTGACAAGCGTGACCCAAGCTTCCGCCGAGCTTACGATTGAGCGGTGCGGAGAGCAGGAGCTAGACCTAGTCGAAGTCACAAGCCACGAGGGGAGCCGACCAGAGCACGCAGTTTGGCAAGGGAAGGTTTATTCACTTAACGGAACAACCCCCGGCTACGAGCTTCTGTCAATCGCTACGGGCTACGGGGAGGTAGATGGACTGTGCGGAGTAAACTGCCGACACTCTTTCTACCCCTACTATCCCGGGCTATCCAAACAGGGAGAAAAGCCCCCAGGGAAACGGGAGAACGAAGCGGTCTATAACCTGACACAGCAACAGAGACACATAGAAAGGCAGATTAGAAGCGCCAAAAGGGAGAGCGCAGTTTGCGAAGCAGGGGGAGATTTTGTCGGAGCCGAGAGGGCTACCGGGAGGGTTAAAGACTGGCAGTCCAGAATGAGGGACTTTATCGACGATAGCGGACTAACAAGGCAATATCCGAGGGAGCAGATCTATTCTTGAGATATTCCGCCGTTGGTGGTAAAATGAGCAATAGCTGATGGCCGACAGCATAATTCGGCTACTCCATAAGCTGGGCGACAGCATAAACCGCAGGAGGACTAAGATGGCATTGAGTAAGCAGATGAAGGATTTTCTGAAAGAGTACAAGGAGAATGAGTTGACCGAGGCGCAAGCCGAAGAGAAGCTGAACAAGGCTTTGGGTGAAACTCATGTACCTAAAGCTGTGTTTAACGAGAAGTCGGAAGCGGAAAAGTCCGCTAAGGCGCAGGTCACCGAGTACGAGAAGAAAATCAAAGAGCTGGAGAAGGTTGGCGATTTGAGCGAAGAGAGCAAGAAAGCAATCGAGGACTTAAAGGCCCAACTCCAACAGCAGGAAGAGGACTACAAATCTCAACTCACCGCTACCAAGCGGACTCACGCCCTAGAGAGTGCTATCGGCGAGGCGAAGGCGAGGGACATTAAGAGTGTCCTTCCCCACATTGACCAGAGCAAGATTGCATGGAGCGAGGATAACACCCTTGCAGGCGGTCTTGCCGAGCAGTTAGAAAGGCTAAGGAAAGACAAGGCCTTTCTTTTCGACCTAGAAGAAGCCGAGGCCAAGCCTACCAAGCCGACATTTGGGGGGCAGAAAGGAACGGAGAAGGGGGGCGACCCTCTCGTTTCCGCCTTTGCAGGAGCGCTCGGCCTAGAGGAGTAGCCAAAGATGGCAATTACAGTACAAACAAAAGCGAAGTTTCAGGAGCTGTTAGACAAGAAGTTGTTAGCAGGCCTGACCTCTGCTCCTATGGAAGCCAACGCTTCGCAGGTGCAGTATGACGGTGGGAAAGAGTTTAAGATTCCCAACCTCGACGTAGACGGGCTGGGGGACTACACTCGCAACGCTGGGTACAAAGCTGGCGAATATGAGTTCACTTGGCAGACCAAGACCTTTGACAAAGACCGAGGGCGAAGCTTCCCCATTGACGTAATGGACATGGACGAAACGGGGTTTGTTTTAACCGCAGGGGCTTTAGCCGAACGTTTTATTGCCGAGCAGGTCGTCCCCGAAATTGACGCCTATCGGTACAGCAAGATTTTTGCTCTCATTAACGCTGTTCAGCAGACCTATGCTTATGTCCCCGACGAGAGCACTATCTTCACCAAGTTTAAGGGCCACTTAATTGAAGCAGGCAACGAGGCCGGTGGAGCACCCATGATTGCGTTTATCAACAACCTGGTGCTTGGGACTCTCGAAGCGTCCAGCGAGTTTACTCGCATGATCACCGAGACCGAAGTGCAAACAGGCGACCGCAAGACCAAGATTCGTAGCATTGACGGGGTTCAGCTGGTAGGGGTTCCCTCTTCCAGAATGAAGAGCCTATACACCTTTGCTACCGGAGACGGGAACGACGGTGGGTTTAGCGCACACGCTAACGCCATGAGTATTAACTGGATAATTTGTCCTGTTTCTGCTCCTTTGGCTATTGTAAAACACGCTTCTCCTAAAGTGATTGAGCCTGAAAACAACCCCTTTGGGGACGGATACATCTACGGTTACAGGGTCTATCACACCTTAGAGATTGCCGACAACAAGAAGGGCCTTTTCAGAGTGAGCTACGAGCCTATCGACGCTCCCGACCTTGACCCGACCGTTGCTAAAGGCGGAAGTGCAGGTAAGACCAAGTGGACTGCGACCGCTGGAACCGGAAACAAGCTGGGGTACTTCCTCAGTGATGTTGAGCGTGTAGTTAAGTTTAACGAGCTGGTTATTGTAGACGCTACTCCCGTTGAGGGATTTGTAGCACCCTACACCGCCGACACTCCCTTTGACGCTTCCGCAAACGACTATTTGACTATGGTTAGTTACAACGAAGCAACCGGCAGAGTGGTGGCGTCCGCAACCGTTAAGCTGACCAGCGCCGAGATTACTTAAGGCGTAGCTTATGGCAT